TGGTAAGGGTGGGGAAGGTGAGCAAGTCTATCAAAGAGACATATCGAGAAAGGGGACTTACTCCAAAGGAAGCTCTTGACGAATACCTTATTAAGTTCAGGGAGAGGTTAGAGGCGTTAAGATAATGGTGTGTGAATCGGTTAATCAACATCAACAGGATAACAATCTCAAACAGCAACTTGACAAAATAGACTGGCCTATATATTATGGTAGTATAAAGGTTCAATTAAGAGATGGTAAGATAACTTTGGTAACTGTGGAGAGAACGGTTAAATTTGATTAGGAATGAATGATGAAAAAGTAATACTTAAATATCTTGCTGGTGGCAGAGGGTCAAAATGCCGTTAGCTGTGAAGCTGAAGTGGTAAACTAATCTTCCTCTTTTGAGGACTATATTAGAGCAACTGAGGTGGAGCTAAACGTTAAAGAGTCTGAAAAATATGGCTTAGCCTAAGAGACGAATCTCTTAGCCAGCAAGATATAGAATAAGTTAGCCTAAACGGAAGAACCGATAGACTGTAAAAAGTTGGTTCTTCCGTTTTTTATTGGAGGTAAGAATGCCATATAGTCAAGCCCAGTTAAGACTTTTTGGTATTGCAATATCAATGTTAAAGGGTGAAACACCTTACAGCTACAGCAAGGAGGCAGCAAGGATAGCTAGAAGCACTTCTGAAGTTGAACTCAAAAGGATGATTAAGGAAGGTATAAAGAAATAGCCTTAGTAAAATTAAATAGGAGGAACAAAAAATTGGGCGTAGAAGAAAGCAAGATAGGCACTACACCAGGAGTAACAGGGCTGAAATCCCCTGATACAAAAGGTGGAATCCCTGGAGACGTGAGTAATGTATCCCCAGCAGTCCCGAAGACATACACACAGGAAGAAGTTGACAACCTCACAAGGCACGCTGCTAGTTCAGAAAGAGGGAGAGTACAAGTAGAAATAGACGTATTAAAGCGAGACCTCCAATCCAAAGATGATGAAATCTCGGACATTAACTCAGAGATAACAAAGTTGGAAGATAAGATAGAAGGGCTTGCTAATGATGACCCAACCAAGTTTGAAGCCGTTAAGGAACTGAAGGCAGCAAGAGAAGAGCGAAATCAACTGAAATCTGATAGAAGGTCTTTGGGTAATGAGAGGCAACAGTTAGCCGATGAGTTTAGACCCGACAGAGAGGCACGTTTTGAAGGAAGTGTCTTTCAAATAGCAGGGGAGTATGAAGGTGGAGACCACGTAAAACTAAAGGCATTATGCACTAAATTTGAGAAAACAGCAGAAGCTGATATACGTGACCTTGCTGAAACACTCTGGGCTAAAAAGGGTATAACTCAAGCAGTCTCTCCTCCATCAGTGACACCTTTCCCTGGCATAACTGTAGGTGGAAGTGATAACCTGGAAGGTTTATCACGCAAAGACCTTTACCAGAAAGCATATTCAAAGACATAAAATAAGGAGGCCAATAATATGGCAGGAACTATATCTCTAGTTGAGTTTGCAAAAGAAACTAATGACCCATTGGTTAAAGCAGTGGCTATGACTCTTATCGAGGAGAGCCAGCCGATGAAGTATATTCCCTGGGAGACTATCGGTTCTCTTTTCAAGAAAATGCTACGTGTCCAAACCCTTCCCAGTGTGGCAAGGCGTAAGTTAAATGCAGCCTGGGCGTCTTCCACCGGGACTACTGAACCAATTACAGAAGGCATCTCTCTTGTTGGTGGTAACGTTGACATAGATAAAGAGATGGTAGAGGGAAATCAGACTATTGAAGACCTGCGAAGAATACAAACAGACATGAAGGTCAAGGCAATGGCGTATGAGTTCAACGACAACTTCATTAATGCATCTGGTACTACTGATGAAGATAACTTTGACGGTCTGAAGGCAAGGTGTAATAGAACTGATATGTCAGCACAGAAACTTCTGTCAGCAACATCTACAAACTACATTGACGATACCCAGGCACACGCTCTTACCTTTCTGAAAGAGATGGATAAACTTACCTATGCCATCGATGGTCACAATCCGACATTCCTAGTTACAAATTCTATGGGAATTCGCAACATCAACTCTGCCCTTAGAATTGCCAGTGTGTTGAGGATGGACAAAGACCAGTTCGGACAACCGGTTACTTTTTGGGGTAGTATTCCCATCTATGACATCGGTGTTATAGCCGACCAAGAAACTCTGGTTATGCCTGCTGAGGACATCGCTGGTGTTGCTGGTAGTGGATACTTCTCCATATATGCAGTAAAGGTAGGAGAAGGGACTGACCTTTGGGGTATCCAGAAACACGCTCTTGAAGCAAAGGATGTTGGACTCTTAGAAGACCAGGTTACGTATAGGACTAATGTCAACTGGCCTGTCGGACTAGCACAGATTAACAAAAGGTCGTTAGCCCGTCTTTATGGGATAGCATACGCCTAAATATAGGAACTAAACAAGGAGATAAAAAATGACTGTAAAAGATGATTTGTTAAAACTAAAGATAGCTGCAGCAGCGGTCACATCGACTGATGCTGGCTGGACAACTCTAACCCGTGATTCCACAACTGGAAAGATAGTGGTGCAGATTGACAAGTGCCCAATGGGTGGAATACCTATTGAGGTAATTGCTGCTGCTGATACTGGCACATCCACCAACAAGACGATGCTAGTTACCATTGAAGCATCAGACGAACTAGCGTCAGAATGGATTACGGTTGCTACCTTCCCATCTATTACCTATGCTACCACGACTGCAGTTCGTTTTGTTAGGAGAGTTGCCACACAGCTTAAATACCTGCGTTCTGTTATTACCGTAGCAGGTGACAATGGGACTATCAGCCGAATCTTTGAAATCCATGTAGGCATTGGGCTGGTTGATGATGACGCTGGATACGTGGGGTCAGGAACTTAAAAGTGGAACGGTATCGTATTAAGAAGGTACTTGAGGCTGAGTATAAACCTGCTTGTGGGGAGCCGTTTGCAGTTGCATGGGGTAGAGAAGGGTGGGTGATATGGTGTCGGACTCCTGTGCAGACCAGGGCAAGAAAAAAGAAAGCAGTCACAAGGAAAACAAAGGAGAGTTAATATGGGAGCACCAGAACCAGGAATATATATAGGGACACGTCTTTACGCTGCTGCAGGTTATCTCATCCTTGAGGAAGATGGCAGGAAAAGCCAGATACCTATATCGGAGATATTGAGGGCTGCGGATATACCAGCACTCACCTATGCACAGGTTTTTGCTATTAAGACTCTAGCTAATCTGATAGCAGACCTGACTAAAAAGTTAATTTCTGCCAATATACTCCCTGCGGAATTTACAGGAGAGGATGGGTACGAATTAGAAGCCATAGTACAAGCAATTGAGGGTATAGGTGGCAACTTTGGAGAACCCGACCTGAATGTAGATTAAATAGTTAAATAGGAGGTAATGCCTATAAGAAAATATAGTCTGGCTATCTTTGGAGTTCTGATAAGCCCGATTATACAAGCAACTAACTCCAAGCCATAAGGCTTAGTTGTTTGCATAAAAAACAAAATTAAGGAGAATATATATAATGTCAATGCCTACTTTATTGAAAGCAATATTTGGGACTGGTGAGGTCTCGCTCACCGCTAATGAACAGTCCAACCTACTGGTAGCTCAGGGTAATCCCAGCTACTTGGAGACTCGTAGGCGGGGTGATGGATGGACTTGTAAGACCGTTACTCCAGCAACAGCCCTAGTGACAATTCCAACCACGACAGCCCATCTGGAGATATATAACAATGGTTCAAGACTAATGGTGGTTAGTGACCTTTACATGTTCAGACTGTTAGGTACTGCTGTAGGACAGAGTGAATCTCTCTGGGCTATGGTCACAACACAGAAGGCTGTCCCTACCAATGATGCTCTGGTTTTGTATAGTATGTCGGGGAAAGCATTTATCACCCCTACTGCAACCAGTGAAATAGTTACCAGTGAAGACTCTACGGTTATTGCCAATGGTTGGCAGCCCTGGGGTTTTCCGTCAGCTTCTCTGGGCACTACTACTCCTGGTACTAGTCAGAGTGTGCCAATTGATGGCAAAATCGTTGTTCCGCACGGATGTTCCCTGTGTGTTGCAGTTGTTGGTAACTTAAATACTGCCAGTTCCATGCACTGTGGGGCAACATTTGATTTGGTGTCTGCTACCCAATTAACCTAAACATAGGTCGATGACCTAAAGTGAATAGACTGCGCTTTTAAAGGTTGAGCGTGGAAATCAACGGACAGTCTCTAAATGGAGGCGAAATAGAGGGGGAGGGGAGGCAAACATCCTTCTCTCCCCATATCTATAACAAGGAGGCAAATATGTCTGATAAAGAATTTACAATACCCGTGGTACTAGACGAAGCCTATATGACAAAGCTAAATAAAATAGAAGAAGAAATTACAGTTCTTCAAGAGGCTATTGTAGAGTTGAAGAAGATTACACGGGGCACTGGTTTTATTACAGGGGTTAACTTGGATGATACGGAGGGATAGGTGACTAAATGGCATCTAACTTAGACAGTATACAAGGAGAAGTAATATGACAGCTAATTTTGATAGTATTGAAGAAGTATTAAAAGACATTAAGACAACCACTATTGTGGATTGTCCATTAGTCCCTGTAGTGATTCCAGATGTGGGACTAAACACATATACCACACTTGACACGTTTGGGAATATGGTAAAGTTGAAAGTTCCTAAGCGTGGAGTGATTGTTAGTGCTACTTACTATGACCTTGACTATGAGGGATTGCAGATGAACCTGCATATATTCAATCACCTCATAACGCAGATTGCTCCAGAGGCTGCTTGGGCACCGTCTGACGGTGATATACTGAATCTTGTTACAAGGTTAGCTTTTGTCTCATTTGATAGTCATACTAATAGCTACACCTCCGAGATAACCAACATTGGCAAGGCATACACAGCTCATGAAGGTTTATTCTATATTCAGGCACAATGTGTGGGAGCTCAGGATATGGCATCGGCAGCTGTCTACCCCAGATACCAGTTACAAATACAGTCATTTGACCCAGACTTTAAGGAGAGTTAAATGCTTGCTGTTGACCGAGCCGTAACTTACGACAATGGACTGCGTAACTATCTGCGTAGAGTCCCTCAAGATTCCGTATTGTACTATCCTGGATTGGACTATGGCAACTGGCATACAGGGACAATTAAGGACTATTCTGGGTATGGGAATGATGGTGCGTTAGGTACTACTACTTGGGTAAGGAATGCTCAGGGATTGTGGGTGCTGAACTTTGACGGAGATGACTATGTAAATATAGATGGTGCCCTTACTGACCTAGCCGCTACAACCAAAGGTACTTGGATGTTCTGGATTAAGCTGGTTGATGCCACTCCCGTAGCGACAAGCTATGTACTTGGTTTCGGTGACACCAATGCTACGGAACTAATTACCCTAGATTTACTAACATCTGGAGTATTAAGGTTACAGGTCTATGACGCAGGAGCAGTAAAAATTGAATTACGAACCACTGGGGCTGTCTTGTCTGATGGCGTGTGGGGACATCTAGCTTTAATACAAGACGGGACTTCTCCTGTATTGTTAGTTAATGGAGTTCAGGTTGCCCAATCATTTAACAATGAGACTGATAAAACAGCTTGGTTCTCTGTTTGTACAGGGTTAGACAATGGCAGAATAGGTTGTACTAACTTTGCTAATACTGGCAATTATAGCTTCGTTACCAATGGGCAAATAGCCTTACCAAAACTCATAAATACCAACCTAACTGTGGCTCAGGTGTTA